AACGGATTCGAAACGGGAAAGTAACGGCGTAGATATAGAAGTAGATACAGATAAAGAAAGAAATACTAAACCAAATAACGGGGGGAAGACTACCCCCCGTTTAGGTAAGGTTATTATTTCCGAAATAATAGACCTTTACCATACGACTTTAAAAGACCTACCAACCGTACGCCTTCCTTTAGGACAAATAAGTAGTAGGCATCTACGAAAAAGGGTAAAAAGCTTTAAAGATGGGAAAGAAATAATAGAACACTTTAAGGAAGTCTTTAATATAGTAGCCGGGTCCGACTTCTTAACCGGTAAGACGACCGATTGGTCGGCTAATTTCCACTGGATTATAAGACCTACTAACCACGAAAAAATATTAAACGGGGAATATACTACCCTAAAAGAATATAAGAAAAAGAAGAGGCGGAAACTATATTGTACGGAGGTCGGGGAAGACTATAAACCCCTACACCCGGTAGTAGAAGTAGACCCCGAAAATAAAGCTATGTTTATATATTGTAAAATTTGTAAAGCCCCACTAGTCGAAGGTTATATATTAGAATCGCATATAAATAATAAAAGAAAAAAAGCTTTACCACTAACCCCCCCTACCGGCGAAAGCGGACCGGTAAGCCTTGGGGACATTCTCAACAAACCAAAGGCAAGATAATGGCCGAAATACATATACCGAACAGTAACATACAAAGCATAAGCTTGAGGGAATCGTTAATTATATACGAAGCCCTTAAGAATTATCGTATTTCCCTTAACCGCCTTTCGGACCTAAACAAGTCGAACGAAGTAGGTACTTTAATAGCAAAAGTAAAAGGGAAAAAATGGATAATATTCCAGAAAGAAAACCCCGAACGAGGGATGGGAAAAGAAAACCCCCGGACGGGTGTAAATGTAAAAAGCCCGTAGTACACTTACGGGGCCGTAATGGTTCCGGTAAGATTCGGGTATCTTGCCGGAATTGTAACAAGTGGGGACTAATAGACGATATTTCCCGGAAGGTAAAAAACAAGCTTACCCGGGTAAACGTAAGAACCAACCCGATAAGGTCCGAATCTGGGATATTGCAACGGGCCATAGTGTCGCCGGATAAACATTTCCCACTAGAAGACCACCCGGCTATGAATTGTTTAAAAAGGATAATAGAAATAGCTAACGCGGATACTTATATAGACCTTGGCGATGTAGTAGAAGGCGATTCGGTTTCCCAATATAAGACGAAGGTAAAAGGTAAAATACCATTAGACTATAAAATAGCCGAAATAGACGCGGAGGTAAAAGATATTAAAGCCCGTTGGGACGACATAGACGAAGCTTTAGACAAGTCTTCGATTACTACTAAATATTTAACAGTAGGAAACCACGACGAACGCTTCGACCGGTTCGTAAAAAAATACGAAGTCTTAAAAGACCAATACGGCTTTATCCCATTATTTAAAGTAAAAGAACGCGGTTATAAACCTATACCTTACGGCGAAATGTTAAAAATAGGCCGTCTACACTTTTACCACGGCCACCACGCCGGGGGAATATTCCACGCCCGGACCCATTTATTAAGATTTGGGATAAATGTAATATACGGCCACCACCACAGTATACAACATTACGAACTAGGCCATATAGACGGTGTTAAGTCGGCCACTTCGTTAGGTTGTCTTAAAGACCTATCCGGGGACGCTAACGAATGGCTTAAAAACCTTTCCCACGGTTGGGGCCACGCCGTCGCGTCCGTCGATTGGTACGACGACGGTAACTACGTTACTAATATCCACAGAATAATAGGCGGTAAGACCGTCTTTTATGGTGAATACATAGACGGGAATATTTAATGACTTATTCAATTACAGACGACGTAAATAAGGCCAAAGCTTGGGAATGTTTCTTTATGGAAGAAATGGGTAGGTTATTGGACCTTAAACTATTATGGAATCCGGACCGGTTTATTATAGATTGGTCCGTCGTAGATAAAAGCTTAAATATAATAACCCTTATTGAAGCGAAGGTACGAAAGAACCATAGCGTCAACAAGTGGGACGACTTTATGGTAGGTTTAAGGAAATACCAATGGGGAGTAAACTATTACCTAACTACTGGAATACCCTTCGTACTCGCTTTTAGGTTTAGCGACGCTATAGTAACTTATAAACATAATCCGGAAAAGAAGCTTATGGTAAAATATACCGGTAGGTCCGTTAATAAACGATGGTCCCAAGATGTTACCCCTTGTGTCCACATCCTTAAAAGCGATTGTAAAATATATAACCTTCCTTATTCTATTCCGGTCAATATGGTAGAAGACCTTAATACGAGGGTATGGAAGGACATAAGCCAACCTATCGAACTTTACTTAAACAAGATATACGAAGGTAAAAGCTTTGTAAACTATGAGTAAAAAACATATTAAGAAACGATTAGGTAGTATACGCTTCTTAAGGTTAGACGACCCTCATTACGATTGGGAAGCGTTAGAAAAGTCTTTATACTATGAGGGTTACCAACCGGGTAAATACGGCTACATAGAAGTACATAACGAAACTTGCGTAAACGGTAACCACCGTATGGAAATACTAACAAGATGTAAAGAAAATTTAGACCGGTGTATATGGGTAGCAAAGGTTAATAATTGGTCATACTTTTCCGGAATAACTATTACTATAATCCTTTCCCCTTTATTTCTACCTTATTTCTTCTTGTTTAGTTTAGTGCGACGCCTACTTAAGGCTACCGGCCTATATAAACCAAAGGTAAGACATTGGACCGATAAGCGGGGGTGGCATAAAAACTATAGGATAAAAGAATGGAAGAAAGCCTACCAAAAAGAAAACGCGGACGAACGGGTAAAACTATGGAATAAACCATACAAGAAACAAGGGGGGAATAAATGCTAATAGATGTTATATATTTCTTGTGGAATATGGCCGGAATAGTGTTTTTTGGTGGAATAGGGGCCTTTCTAATGTATTTAGTAGGCTTAACCTTGTACGACTTTATTAACCGGCATTAGGGGGGTTTTATAGTGATTAACATAAAAAGAAATTGGCAAGGTGTAGGGTTGGCACTCTACGGTAAGCCCCCCCTTTTTCCCTTATATTACAACGATATAAGGCGTATCCCTAGCGAGGGATGCGATTATTCAATTATGGAATGTAACTCATTTTGCGGTCCCTTAAAAAAGACTGACGGGGGGCCCAAGTGCATAACCCGGACCATACACTAACTAAAGGGAGAATCAAATGGCGTTAGAAATAGAACAGAGTAAGGGGGTACTATTCCCCAACGATTACAAGACAGAAGGCGACAACCAACCGGACTTTAGGGGTGAAGTAGAACTCCCCCCGGGGTATGGGTACACCGGACCAAAGGACGGCATACCGGAAGGGATAAGCCCCACCCGGCTAAGGATAGTCGTATGGGATAACACAAGTAAGGCCGGTAAGCCTTATAGGTCCATAGAAGTAAATACACCCAAGCCCCCTAAACAATCACATCCCTCGTCTGAGGATTCAACCTATAAGCCTACAAGTACAACAACAAGTAAGACCGAACTACCCTTTTAAGGGGCTAACCTCTTCCGGTATGCCGATTGTTTACTGTAGCCATAGGGTAAGTATATAATATGAACATAGAAAACCTTATAACGCTTAAGGCTAATGTAGAGCGAACCATAGACGGGGCTATCCATACCATTAGTAGGGTAAGGGAATTAGAGAAGGAAGTGGCCCGCCTACAAGAAGCTAACCGCTTATTAGAAGATGAGCGGGACACTATGGCCCGGCAACTAAACGACGCCAAGAATAAGGCACGACTAGAAGCCGGGTTAATATTGTAGGGCCGACGCTCTGGCGAGGGATGTGGTTATGTTAGAACTCAAACGTGGGATGTGGTTATGTTAGACGTGTTAAGCTTTCTGTTGGTCTTTATAGTGGGTATATATGCCGGGGCCTACCTTTCTTTTAAGGGTATGTCAAAGGCCATAGAGAAGCTACAGATAGTACACCGGAAGGAACTTAAAGAACTGTTTAATACACTAAAGGGAAACAACTATGGCGAAGGATAAGATAAGGATGAGGGATAAGCCACATCCCTCGTCAGAGCAACCGAAGATAAGGATAGGGGACAAGATACGGACCAGTGGCGGAACGGGCCTTACAGTAATAGCAACGACCGGGACGGGGGCTTATTGTATGCACCTAACCCCACTACATAAACCCCATAAGGACGCGGTCTTTATACCTTACTCCGACCTAACACTACAGAAAGGAAAGTAGTATGGCATATAAAGAAAGGGATATACAACGCCACATAATAAGCCTACTCAAGCTAATGCCGGAACTTGTCCCGGTTATATTCCGGGTAAATGCCGGGGCGGTCCAAACAAAGCAAGACCGCTATGTTAGGTTAGCACCTAAAGGGGTAAGCGATATTATAGGAATGTTAAGGGGTGGATTCTTATTGGCCATAGAAGTAAAGACCCCGGAAAGAAAGAATAGGGTAACCATAGAACAACAAAACTTTTTAGACATAGTACGCTTATACGGGGGGTTAAGCTTTGTTTGTTGGGACCCGGAAGACGCGGTTAAACAAATAAACGACTACACTATCGAACGCGAATTAGAACGCAACGAACGGGCCGAATGAATGAATGGACGTTATAAGGGACTAAAAATTATAAACTTAAATGTTGTCCGGAATATAGAAATATGGGGGGAATGGCAAGGGCTAAGTAAGGGGGAGTGGACCTATAAACATAAAGTAGAATACTTGGCCCAGAAATATTTCTTAAGTGTTAAACGAGTGCAAAACTTAATAAGCGAAATGGCCGGTATGGTCGAAGGTCCCATTAAATAGGGGTATGTATTTGTTTTTATTAAGTGGTATACTGGTCCAAGCTAAAGGAAAATAAAGCTATGACTATGGCAAGGACAAAGCCAAACAGTAAAGGCCCGGGAAGGCCGAAGATTAACATAGATTGGGACGACTTGGATAAGTTACTGGCCCTACAATGTACACTAGAAGAGGTAGCTTTCTTCTTTGACGTTAGCCCGGATACAATACAACGACGGGTAAAATCGGTTAAACGATGTACCTTTGGGGAATACTATAAACTTAAGTCGGCCGGTGGCCGGACTTCGATAAGGCGTAAACAGTTCGAAGAGGCTTTAGACGGTTCTATCCCTATGTTAATATGGTTAGGTAAACAGTATTTAGGACAAAAGGATAAGAAGGAAACCGAAATAACCGAACTTAAACCTATTAAAGTCTTGGACATTATGACCGAGGAAGACTTGGTAGCGAACTTATCCATTTCGAACTAAAGACAAACCAAAAGAAGGTTTTACAAAGTACGAGCCGGTTTACAATTTTATCCGCCGGAAGACGCTTCGGAAAATCGACCATAGGATTACTATATCTTTTAAACGGGGACTTAATACCCGGTGGTCGCTATTGGTTTCTTGGACCCACCTACCGCCAGACCCGGTTAATAGCTTGGCACTTATTAAAGGGAATGTTTAGAAACCAACCGGTAAAGATGAACGAAACGAACTTAAGCGTAACACTACCCAACGAAGCGGAAGTAAGATTAGTCGGGGCCGATAGGCCGGATAACTTACGCGGTAGTTTTCTTAACCGGGTAGTATTGGACGAAATAGCTTATATTAAACCGGGAACCTTCGAAGAGGTAATTTTCCCAATGTTAGGAACGACTAAACCCCCCGGCCGGGCCTTGTTTACCGGGACCCCTAACGGAATGGGACCTTTTAAAAAGTATTTTGATTACGGTAACGACCCAAATAATAAAGATTGGGGAAGCTTCCACTTTACCACTTTAGAAGGCGGTTACGTCCCGGCCGACGAAGTAGCAAGGGCCAAGGAATATTTAGACCCCCGAACCTTTAGCCAAGAATATTTAGGGACTTTCGAAAATTACGGGGGGCAACTATATTATACTTTTAAACA